CAATGCTGATCTTTTACTGTGGTCAACCCGCAATGCAAGGTGGTTGGAGGGACAGGATCCCCGGTTGTAAGGAGAGCGCATGGCGATTGGTCGTATTAGTGGTCCGCTCTTAAAGGCTAATCTGATACGTGATGGCGTCGATTTAGCATTTGAGACAGACCTTCTCTATTTAGATGTTAACAACGCTCGAATAGGTGTTAACAATTCTACTCCTACGACCGACCTCGATGTTAACGGTACAACCCGTAGTACAAATCTTATAGTAGACAATCAACTAGATATCGGTAATTTAACTATTACTGGTAACACTATTAGTACATCTGCTTCAACTATTAATTTTACTGCCGCTGGAGGCGAAGCTGTTGTTTATAATGCTAGATTATTAGTTGATGATATCGAAATTACAGGCAATACTGTTAAAACTATCAATAGTAACGCAAATTTAGAACTATCTCCAAATGGTACAGGTGAATTAATTATTAATTCGTCAACTACTATAAATGGAGATTTATATGTTACTGGTAACATAACAACTGATGGTAATGTAACTATTGGTGGAAATATTACAATCGGTGATGAACTTACTGATACACTTACTATTAATGCTAGTATAACGTCAGATTTAATTCCAGAAACAGACAATGTTTATGATATTGGATCAGTTGGGTTAAGATGGCAAAATGTATATGTTAATAATTTTAACACCAGCTCATTTAACACTCCTACACTAGATGTAGGCGATATTAGTATTAGAGACAACGAGATTTTTACCGACACTGGATTAGATTTAATTCTTTATGGTAATGGTACTGGAGGAGTACAACTAGGTAATTTTAAAATAACTGGTAATGTAATAGAAAATGTTGCAAATAATCAAATTACACAAATTTTACAAACTGGTACTGGTTATTTTAAAATTGATACAACGAACGGATTTGTTCCACCAAGAGGTAACGATGCTCAACGCCCAACAGCATATGCTGTAGTAGGAATGACTAGATACAATACAAATTCAAGAGCTCTTGAAGTGTGGACTGGTAGTGCATGGGGTAGTCCTGCAGGTGCTAGTGGAGCAGTTTCAGAAATTATAGCAAATGATATTTCAGCATCATTTGCATTGATGTTAGGATAATAAGATGCCAACAGTTTTTAGACATACAGTTACAACTGATATAGGTACAACACCAGTTGATGTAGTTCAAATTCCACCAGGGGTGAGAGCTACAGTTATTGGTTGTAATTTAGCAAATACTACAGATTATGATACTGCTGTGGTTGATTTGTTTGTTGTAGACGAAAATTCTACACAAGGATATTATGTAAGGGGTATTGTAATACCTCCAAACTCTGCTATAAAAGTAGTAACACAAGGTGAAAAATTAATTTTACCAGAAACAGCAGGTTTAAGAATAGCTAGTGACACAGAATCGAGTATCGATGCAACTGTCAGCTATGTTGAGATATCATAAGGAATAGCAATGGCAAATTCATATTATATAGGAACAAGTCCAGAAACAGCATTAGGGGATAGTCCTAGATATTGGTATGCTGTTCGCAGAAATGATGACGGTGAATTATTTTTATTAAGAAGCGATCAATTAAAAGATAAAGATATTGTAACAATAAACAATCCAGGTGGACCATCAGAGAACTTTGAAGATTTTGAGCCTGGAATTGATTATTTTGAAGGTATTAAAGCAGATCATGAACCAGAGCATGATAATTTATTCTGGACACAATATAGATGGGATAATAGAAGTATTTTGTACTATGTTGACGAGGAAGGTCAATTAGTACAAAGAATTAATTTTTCTTATACATATCCTGATGGGATTTCAAGCAACGGTTAAAAAATATGGCAGAGTTTAAAATAAGCAGAATTCGCTACACATGGCGAAACGAATGGCAAACATCAACTAGCTACAATCGTGATGATGTGATTAGATACGGTGGATCGTCATGGGTATGTATCAGACAACACACCTCATCAGCATTTACTAGCGATCAAGAGTTTTTAGCTAATCCTAATGATACGGATTTTAGCCCAGCCTGGGTTAAGATGACCGATGGTTATGAATTCCGCGGCGACTGGCAATCTTCTACTTTATATAATTTAGGTGATATTGTTGCATACGGCGGCGTTTTGTATCTTTGTATTATATCATATACATCTACGTCAATTTTTGATGAAAATATTGATAATTTTGCCGTATACGCAATTAGCGATTCTTGGAATACTGCATGGGTTGCAGAAACTAGATACGGTGTCGGAGATGTTGTTTCGTATAACGGAATTGTATATAGATGTATTCAAGGACATACTTCATCTTCCACAGCTAATGGGTTAGAATTTGATTCAAGCAAGTGGGAAGTTTATTATAGTAACGTTGTTTTTAGAGGTGAATATGCTAGTTCCATAAGATATCGTCCGAATGACCTAGTAATTTATAACGGAACACTTTTAAGAAACACTATTGGTTATACATCTAGCGATACATTCTCATCTACATATTGGGATGTTGAATTTCCAGGGTTTGAGTTTAATGAAGATTGGGACAATGCAACTTATTACGGCATAGGAAGTGTTGTCCGTCATGGCGGATTTCTTTATAGGGGAATTAGATCTAGTTATAATGTTAATCCATCTGAATCTGCCGAACAAGGCGGAAATGCACATTGGGAAATTCTATCAAAAGGAATTAACTTTAGAGGTTCATGGAATGTTAATTTAGAATATAAATCAGGAGATGTAGTAAGACGCGGAGGCAATCTATATGTTGCTAAAATTGACACAGGTGTGGGTGATGGTAGTTCTTTAGACTATCTTGACGATTCAAATTGGGAAATACTGGCACCTTCACAAAATTGGCGTAACTTTTGGAGTGAATCGGTATTATATTCTGTAAATGATTTAGTAATTTATTTAGGAAACACATATAAATGTAACTTCGAACACACTTCATCGCCAACTAATTTTCCAGGAGATAACGGCGAAGGATTCTTTTATTGGGATTTAGTTTTACAATCAAGTTCCCCAGCAGGTTTAAAACAACGAGGAGATTTGCTAACTTTTGATCTTTCTAGGGAGGATGTTGGCGACGGTAGTACATTTGATCTTACCAGTGTTGAACTCGGAGATGAAGGACAACTCTTAACAGTAAACAACGAAGACAGAATTATTTACAAAGATTACGCTCAAATAAATCGTGTTTTTTATGTTTCGCCTAGTGGTATAGACGATCTCACCGACACTCAGAGAGGTGTAAGCCCGTTTAAACCTTGGAAAACTGTTCGATTTGCCGCAGAACAAGCTGACGATGGATTTGACGGAACAACTACTATAAATGTTGATACAGGCGAGTACGAAGAAATACTGCCGATAATTGTTCCTAAAAAAACAGTAATATTAGGATCTGAATTAAGGTCAACTACAATTAAACCAAATCAAGCTATAACTGCACTAGAAAATGATGCTTCATATACTATTGCTGTGCTAAACAGACTATCTTCAATAATAGATGAAATTATTAGAGGTCAGTCGATAACTAAAACTTTTGGTAATACTTTAGATCCTGTAATTCCGACGAGAACAACATCTACTCAAGTTCCATTCGATCCACCTAGATTTGAAGGAACTCCTGCTGTAGAAGTTTTTCAAACAGTAACAACAACAAGTGATGTTGTTGGTAATTCTATGGCTGCTACATCAGTCCAAGATTTAATAGCCGATATCGTAAGTTATATTAATTTTTATGTTAATAGTACAGGCGAAGATCCTGAAATAACTGGGACAAACACCGCTACCACAGATCAAGCTTATTTAGATACAGCTTTAGTTTTAGAAGCTAATAAAGATTTCCTTGCAGAAGAAGCAGTATTCTTTATGCTAGTGAATTTTAATGATTACGATTTTGATTCAGATTTATATCGAAGAGATGTCAGAAGATATGTCGATTCGTGGATATATGATATTACATATACTGGAAATTATAAATCAATTTTAGCAGCGAGATACTACAGAAATGCTGTATTAGGATCGTTAACTGAGGATATGTTTTACTGTAGAGATGCCACTGGAGTGAGAAATTGTACTCTTAGTGGACTCACAGGAGCACTAAATCCTGCAAATGTTTTTGATTTATTTAGAAGACCAACCGGAGGATCTTATGTTTCACTTGATCCAGGCTGGGGTCCAGCAGATGATAGAACATGGATCACATCACGATCTCCATATATTCAAGGTGTAACGACTATCGGAACCGGATGTATAGGACAAAAAATTGATGGTTCACTACACAACGGTGGAAATAAGTCTATAACATCAAACGACTTTACACAGGTATTAAGTGACGGAGTCGGTGCATGGGTATTAAATAACGGTCGAGCAGAATTAGTATCTGTATTCACATATTATTGCCAAGTAGGTTATCTAGCAGAAGACGGCGGCATTATTCGTTCAACAAACGGCAATTGTTCGTATGGAACATTTGGAGCGATTGCAGAAGGTATTGATAATACTGAAGTTCCAAGAACAGCAACAGTTAATACTAGAACTGAACAGGCTATAGTTGCGGCAGCATTTAGCGGTGACTTTGTCGACGAAATACAACTTATAGAATGGACAAATGCCGGACAAAATTATACACAAGCTACAGCTGATATTATCGGATCTGGAGTAAATGCTGAAGTCAAATTTGAAGATTTTAGAGATGATGCAGTATTCCAAGCTAGATTGTTAGATGTTTCTACAAATCCTGCAATTACTAGTATAGGCGGCGGTGGCTTCGGAGTATCACAAAATAATGCTCAGGTGCATGCAACACCTGGAGGAGACGAAACTTCAATTACAATTGCAACTTCTGATGATAATGATGAAGCAGATTATCTAGGAAAGCGTGTTATATTAACCAGTGGAGTAGGAACTGGCCAATACGGTTATGTGACAGCCTATAATACAAGCACAAAAGTTGTTTCTGTTGCTAGAGAAAGTGATGATCAACCAGGCTGGGATCATGTTGTTCCGGGAACGCCAAACGCTGTCTTTAACACTTCTACGGTGTATAGGATTGAACCAAGAGTAACTTTTTCTGATCCAGGATTTACAGCAACAGCTCATACATCACCAATAACAACAAACTTTATATCTTCAATATATGGCGAAACAACAGAAACATATAATAATATTACCGGAGATGCCGGTACTGGTGATACCATTGGAATTTCACCTGCTACTGCAACTTTTGATATTACAAAAGTAGGAAGAAGCTATGAGGTTGAAATTGACGACGCCGGAGCAGGTTATGAAGTAGGAGATGTAATTACTGTTACTGGTGATAATCTAGGAGGTACAACTCCAGAAAATGATCTAGAAATTACTGTGACAGAAATATCCGACGATAGTACTAATTCAATAATTTCTTTTACCAGCGAAGGTATAGGAGCAAGTGGTAAGTTTATAATATTACCTTCTGACGGCGAAGTAGGAATATATTCAAGCAACGGCGAATCGTGGACAGATACTCAATTACCATCGTCAGGCGACTGGACGTGTTTAGCTTCAGGAAACAATAGATTTGTAACTATACAAAATGATAGTAATGTTGCTGCTTCATCCTTAAATGGGATAGATTGGACAGCTAGATCAATGCCAACATCTCAAGAGTGGAATGCAGTAACTTACGGTGACGGAGTATTTTTAGCTGTAGCAGGTACTAATGATGCTGGAGCACACAGTACAAACGGGATTTCTTGGACAGCCACAACTTTGCCAGATTCTGATGATTCTACCTTTAATGAATGGGTAGATGTAACCTACGGAAAAAATAAATTTATTGCTCTTGCGAATAGTAATAATATGGTTGCCGAAGGCGTGTACAACGAAAGTACATCTACATTTACATGGGAATCGCACATCATGGATGTAGTTGCGGATAGTAGTCAAAAAGATTGGATATCAATTGCCTACGGAAATAATAGATTTGTTGCGTTATCTACAACTGGCGAAGTCGCATATAGTTTCCAAGGAACCAATTGGTTATCAGCATTTATGCCTACTCAAGATGGGTCTACTGCACACTATTGGAGAAAAATAGTATATGCACAAGGTGTATTTTTTGCAATTGGTGATACCGGATCTCGAGATGTTGCCGGTGATACAACTAGTGGACCTACTACATTTTGTGCTACCAGTCCAGACGGAATCAATTGGACAAGCAGAGAATTTACTGAAGAATCTAATTGGAGAACTATTTGTTTTGGTAATCCGTATACTAGTGCAGAAGATTCATCTGTTGGAAAAAATACACCTATGTGGATAGCCGCTGCAGATAACTCAAACGTGCTTAACAAAATTAGAACCGGAGCCAGAGCGTTAGGTAGAGTAACAGTTTCTGCGGGAGTTATAGGACAGGTAAAATTGTGGAATCCTGGTTCGGGATATAGAGATAACCCATCTATCACGGTATATGATCCTAATTCGACTTCTGACCCAAGTGTTGAAAATCGGCTTGCTGACGGAGTACTATCAGAACCTAGCTGGCTCAACAGAGGACTTGGATATAGATCTGCCTCGACAAGAGTTACAATCTCTGGCGACGGGTTTGCAGATATTATACCTGTAGGAAAATTTGTTACCATTAACGGATTATCGAAATACCCAGGACCCGGAACACAGATCACTTTCGCAGGAAATAGCAAAATTTACACCATTGTTACAATCACTGAACAAGGCCAATTTGATGAGGGATTACAGGCATTCGTTCGTGTAACGCCAGAATTAAAGGTAATAGACAAACTAGAGCACGGAACTACAGCAAGCTTAAGAGAAAGATATGCACAATGCCGAATTACAGGGCACGATTTCTTAGATATTGGTACAGGCAATTTTGAAAATACTAACTATCCAGAATTATACTCTACAGGTTTATATGTGCCAGCTCCAGAAAATGAAGTGCGAGAGGATGACGGCGGAAGGGTATTTTATACTTCAACTGATCAAAGCGGTAACTTTAGAACAGGTGAATTATTTGCAGTAGAGCAAGCAACAGGTATTGTTACAATTAGTTCAGATTTCTTTGATTTATCCGGATTAACAGAATTAAGGTTAGGTGGTGTAAGACTAGGCGGATCGGGAGCTGTTATTAGAGAATTTTCGACAGATGCAACATTTACAGAAGATTCGAATAATGTAGTTCCAACGCAAAGGGCAATTGCCGCCTATCTTGCAAGTAGACTAAGTTTAGGCGGATCAGAAATAGCCACTTCTAGTTTTGTTGCTGGTACTGTAAGAGTTGGACCTGACTTTATAGGTAATACGGCTGGTTTACGCATTGTGGTACCAGTCAAAGCAGTGTTCGAAGGTGAAACTTCAAAAATACGAGGTTCGATTCTTGCACAAACAATGTTCTTTAAAGCATCAAGGACATCCCAGTAATTAGCTAAATACATTAACGGAGTTATATAAATGGCAGAATTTAAATTAGGTAGAATTAGATTTGTATGGAAGGGGGACTGGGCTGCCTCAACTACATACTATGTAGATGATGTTATTAGATATGGTGGCAAAACATACATATGTGCGGTAGGCCACACATCGGCAGATAATTTTTATACAGATTTATCTTACAATCCAACTAAATGGAATCAGATGAGCGACGGCCAAGAATGGCGTGCCGATTGGTCAGCTGATAGATTTTACAAAGTAAATGACTTAGTAAAGTACGGTGGCTTAATTTATATCTGCAACGAATCACACACTTCAGCAGCCACTGTTGATCTTGGATTAGAAGCTGATCAAGCAAAATGGACTCTATATGCCGAAGGTTTAGATTGGAAAGGAAGTTGGCAGACATCTACTAGATATAAAGTAAATGATTTAGTCAGATATGGCGGATATACCTATGTCTGTAACGAAGGACATGAATCTGCAGCTACAGTTTCTAGTGGTCTAGAAAATGACCAAGCAAAATGGGATTCGTTCAATGAAGGTATTGAATATAAAGGTACATGGACAGCATCTGGGACAAGATATAAAGTAAACGATGTAGTCCTTAATGGAGGATCGCTGTGGATCTGTAACACACAGCATAGTTCAGCACCATTGTTTGCGTCAGACGAAGCAAATTGGGATTTCTTTGTTAAAGGATTTGATTTTGAAAATGATTGGAGTAATGTTACAGTCTATCAACCTGGCGATGTTGTTCGTTACGGCGGAAATCAATACATAGCAAAAACTAACCATTCGAACGAAACACCATCTACAAGCACTTCTAATTGGGATCTTTTTACAGAAGGATTTAACTTTGTCTCCGATTGGAGCCAAGTAACATCTTATAAAATTGGCGATGTTGTAAGATTAAATGGTTATACATATCTTGCAACCGCTGATAATTCTGATAGTGAACCGCCTAGTTCAGATTGGCAACGCCTCAATAGTGGAATCTTCTGGCGAGGTGAATGGGTAGATGATATCGAATATAAAATTGGTGACGCAGTCAGATTTGGATCCAATACATATATTTGTATTCTAAGTCATAGATCAGAAGGTGATGACGGCTCAACAGTTGGCATTGATATAGAAGGCGGCGGCGACGACAATTCAAGACCGGATCAAGATGTATCTGGTACATATTGGAATCTTCTTTCTATTGGTACAGAAACTGCGGTTCTTACAACAAGAGGCGATTTAGTCTACTACGGTGGAGCAGGCCCCACTCGTTTACCAGTCGGATTGGAAGGTCAAGTTTTAAGAGCTGGAGAATTTGATCCAGAATGGGCAACGTTAGGTCAAGTAGATCACGTATATTATGTAGCTACTCATGGAACTGATTTACCAGGACCGGTTTGGGGGAACACTCTTGATAAGCCATTTAAAACTATTAGATATGCTTGCGAGCAAGTTGAAAATGGTCCTAGAAATCCAAATGCAAAGAGATTGTTAGAATTAAACAGAGCATTTATTCAAAGAGAAGTTACTGAGTGGATCCAATATCAAATTGCAAATGACATTGCACCTTTTACAAGTTCTTTTGTATATGAAGATTACAAATGTGAAAGAGATATTGGTTATACAGTTGATGCATTAATTTACGATATCTCGCATGGAGGGAACGTTAAAACTCGTGGTGTAGCAAATTCACTGGTCGGTGCAATAACTGAAGATAGTCCAGGTGCATATCCTGATCTAAGTGATGAGAAAGACGAATCAATTGCAGCATATAATTATATGGAAACTATAATTGGCAATGTTCTTTCTCAAGAAGCACCTTCAACAAATTATCAAACAGAAAACGGTGATAACTCTACAGCAATTGTTGAACAGTTTTTAGATGCAACTATTACTTCTGAATCAGGAGTAACAACAACTATTGCCGGATTGGTCGATATTATTACTAATGCATTAGAAGACGAAGATGCAAGCAGAGTACCTGCAAGATTTACTCCTTCAAATCTCATTAAAGTTGCAACTGGACAATACAGAGAAGTATTACCAATTATTGTTCCAGAAAGAACTTGCGTTTTAGGTGACGAACTTCGTTCTACTAATGCAGGACCAGGAGCTGGAACAACAGATATTTCAGATTCTTACTACAGTGTTGAAACATTAGGTCGTTTAGAAGAAATAATAGGAGACATCGTTAAAGGCAACGAAGTTACTGAAACTTCAGGAAATATGGAAGTACAAAGTAGAGATTTTCCATTTGCTGATACTCCTCAAGAAACAAAACTAAAAAGATTGGTAAGAACTATTCGTCATAGCATAGATTTTAGACTAGGAACTACAAATCTTACTAGTATTACAGACCCAACTGGATATGATAGTTCGTATCTTTCAGGATACAGTAACGCTAGAAAAAATATTGAATATAACAAAAAGTTTTTGCAAGAAGAAGTAATATCATATATTACTACAAACTATCCATCTGTAAAATATAGCAAAACTATATGTAAGAGAGACGTAGGATATATTATAGATGCATTAATATACGATTTAACCTACGGGGGAAATACGCAGAGTATAAATGCTGGGTTAGCATACTATGACGGATCGTCTGGAGCTTTGCAAATTGACAGTAGTGAAAAAGCAGCAACACTGGCTTCCTATGACTTTTTAAAGACTAGACTACAACAAATTGTAGGATCTACAGTTTTTACACCGTTGCAAAGCGATATAACTCGTTACACAGGATCTGCCGGGTCTGTGGCTTCTACTAATGCTGTAGGCAGTTTAATGGATATAATTTACAATATTGTAAATGGCGGGACAACCTCTGCACCTAATATTACTGTAACTACAATAACTACAGATACTCTCACAACGGGTACTGCACACAATTTGAATGTTGGTGATACATTTACACCTAGAACTACTCAAAACGGTTTGGTTAAAAATACCAAATATTGGGTGGTAAATGTTCCTAATACTACTACATTTAAATTAGGAGCATCGTTCGGTGCATCTGCAATAACATTTACAGACGGTACAAGTCTTACACTTGTAGGAGATGTTGTAGATACGCCTCCTGCTACAAACGGTGTTACAACAACTACAGCATTAATAACAGCGGCTGAAACATTAGATGCTGCTCAAGAAACAATTATTGAAAATGTTATAGACGATCTTAATCAAGTTGCATACCATACAGATTTTGTAATTAGAAGCAGCAATCTAACCAACGATGATTTTGAAATATATGTCGGTAAAAACGATATTACACATACATATGTTAGTAACGGAACAGTAACTAAATCAGATGATTCAACGCTCTCAATAACTAACTTTGTGTATAATAATAGTACAGGGTATGCAACAGTTACTACGTCTACAGATCACGGTTTAGAAGCAGGCGACATTGTTGATATTACTAATGTTGTATTGCAATATACTGATCCAGACAGAAGTCCTAACACGCAAACAACAGTATATCCTACAACAGACGGTTTCCCTAATGTTGGTATTACTAAAACATTGTATGTGCAAAACAAGTGTTTGAGAGATACAAGATTGATTTTAGAATCTGTAATGTATGATTTTATGTTTAATAGTAATTTCCAAACATATAAATCTGCATATGCATATTTAAGAGCAAGTGCATCAGAAGTTTATACATTAAGCCAAAAGAAAATTACTAGAGATGCATTAGCAAATGCCAAAACTGAAGCAACTGCAAATGTTGGAGGAGATTCCACAGCACAATCAAGAATTGCTACATTAATGACATTAATTGACGATGTTATCTTTAGCGGTTCTAATGAAGGTTCAAACTGTGCATCGAATTACAGAAACGACGATTATGCATATCTACAACTAGAAAGAAACAGAGATTTTATAGTTGCAGAAATGACAGCATATATTGCAGATACATTTAGCGATACTGCTACTGCAACTTCAGCATCTGATGACGCAATTACCATTACAGATACTAGTTGGTTGAAAAGAAATGCTGCAATTAGATTTAGCGGAAATACACTTGGAGGATTATCTTCAGGTGTAACATACTATATTCAAAATATTGTAAGTTCGACTAAATTTACAGTTGCTACTACCAGATATGCAGCAACAGCATTAGAATTAACAGATGCATCAGGTTCAATGACAGTTAATTTACATTATAGTTCTACACAGTGTGAAAGAGATGTGAACAGATATTTAGATGCATTGAAATATGATCTCAAATTTTGCGGAATATTTGTTAATGGAATCGCTTTTGCAGAAGATGAGAGTGGAAACTACAAATCATTATTATCGGCGAGATATTATGCTAATAGCGTAATTGGAAGTTTAGAAGAAGACATGTATTATCTAAGAGATGCCACTGGTATCCGTGATGCTACACTAGAAGGATTAACTGGAGACTTGTTAGCACCTAACGAATATGGAACAAGTCGGGTAAGTGCAGGAGCATATTGCAGTTTGGATCCAGGCTGGGGTCCAGACGATTACAGAACTTGGATAATCAATCGTTCTCCTTATGTTCAAGGTATTACAACATTAGGTACCGCCGCAATAGGACAAAAGATTGATGGTGCTTTACATAATGGCGGCAACGACAGTATTGTATCAAACGACTTTACACAGGTTATAAGTGACGGAATTGGTGCTTGGATTGCAAACAATGGTAGAGCAGAATTGGTATCTGTATTCACATATTATGCTCACATTGGATACCTAGCAACTGAAGGTGGTAGAATTCGCGGCACAAACGGTAATAACTCATATGGTGATTTTGGTAGTTCTGCTGAAGGATTTGACTCAACAGAAACTCCAAATTCGGCAGTAGTTGATAATAGATTCCAATTCAACCCAACTATAACATCGGCCGTTACCGATGGCGATGAATATCAAGTATTTGAATTTGATAATGCAGGTATTGATTTCACAGAAGTTACGTATACAATCACAGGCGGCGGGATCGATGCCGAAGTTGAAGCTAATGAATTTAGAGATGATGCGGTATTTGAAGTAAGATTACTTGATCTAGGAGATGATTCATCAGGGCAATTTGGAGGTGAAGGATATTTAACTAATTCTAATACTGCTCAAGCAGGCACTACAACTAGCATCACACTTGCGGCCACAGACGGCGAAACCGCGACAGCTTATCCAGGTATGAAGGTAGTGGTTACCGGAGGTACAGGAGCTGGTCAGTATGGTATCGTTAGTACATACAATTCAGGAACCAAAGTTGCTGAAGTAGTAAGGGAAAGTGACGGTCAAGCAGGATTTGATCATTTTATAAATGGAACCACAATTGTTGCACCTGATGCAAGTTCAACATACACTATGGAACCTGCATTGTCATTTACAAGTCCAGGATTTAGTGCTGAAGCAGTTGAATTACACACGTCTGCAACATGGTTAGACGTTGTATATGGAGATACAACTGCTTTTTACTCTGGTATATCCGGAACATACAACGGTGAAGGCACCGGTGCAACATTTGATGTCGTAAGAAACGGATGGAAATATATTCCATCTATTGATAACGCTGGTACAGGTTATACAAGATTAGATACTATCACGCTTGCGGGATCGAATCTAGGCGGTACCGATACAACTAACGACATTGTTATTACAATTACAGCTGTCAACAGTGTTACTGGTGCCATTTTAGAGTTCGACTGGGAAGGTTATGGAAAAGGTGGTGTCTACATTGCCACTTCCACTTCTGGAACTGCTTCTTATTCCAACGACGGCGAAACATGGCAATCTGTAACATCTATGCCTAGTTCAAACGGATACGCCGGAATTGCATACGGATTATTGGATGATGGATCATCCAATATAAAAACATCTATGTTTGTAGCAATTGGATCAGGTGACGGATCTGCTAGCAATTATGCTGCATATTCTACAAACGGTGTAGATTGGAATGCAAGTGTACTTCCGGCTTCTGCTACATGGGTAAGTATTGCCTTCGGCGAAGGAAGATTTGTAGCCATAGCTGATGATAGTACAACAGTAGCTATATCTAACGATGGTATAGTCTGGGATGTCACCGGAACGTTAAATGCTACTGGATTTGAATCAATAGCATATGGTGCTGGAAAGTTTGTAGCAATAAAGTCTGGAGATACAAACGCATTAGAATATTCAACAGACGGCGTAAGTTGGTCGCAAGAAGACATGCCAGCAAACAGTAATTGGACATCAGTAGCATTTGGTATGAATACTTGGGTTGCTGTAGCTAGTAACTCTAATAACGGTGCTGTAAGCTCAGACGGTATTAACTGGGTTGGAACCACTATTGGATCACCTGATTCAAATGACCCGGCTGGTTTTCAAAATGTTAAATATGGCCAAGGGTTATTTATGGTTACTTCGACATTAAACGGCCAAACTGGTTATCAATACGTTATGAAATCGGAAAATGGTATTTATTGGACTGATGAAAGTGTTCCAACTATTAATCCCGAAGGATCGCCACAAATAGACGGATATAATGCTATTGCATATGGTAATCCGCAAAGAACTGGCAAATGGATAGCAATTTCTAATGATGCTGGAACTCATGCTGTGAACATACGAACAGGTGCAACAACAAGAGCGAGAGCATTTGTTGCGGAGAATAAAATTTTTGCAGTTCGCATACATGAGCCTGGTTCTGGATATGACACAGAACCGACAATGACTATTACCGATCCTAACAATATCTTTGAAATGCCTTTTGAAGTAAGAACAGGAACCGGAGTACTTGCCCAGCCTAACTTTATTAACAGAGGATCTGACTACACTACAGGATCAGTAGAAGTAGATCTTGGAGATGGCTTCGCTGATACATTCCAGACAGGTGGATTTATTGCGGTTAGAAGAATTACACAAAGACCTGTTGCTGGATCTAATATTGTGTTTAGTCACCTGCCGAATAGAACATTCAAACTTGTAAATGTTTTAACATTCTTAGGCGAAAATGATGGTGCTTACACAGCATTCTTCCAAGTTAGCCCAGAAATTGCAAATTCTGAATCTCCAGAAAATGCAACATCTCTAACAACTAGAATACGATATAGCCAGGTACGTTTGACAGGACATGATTTCTTAGATATTGGTACAGGTAGTTTCACAGAAACTAATTATCCTGGGGAACCACTACAAGCCCCAGTCCCTGCACAAGAAACTAATGAAAGCAACGGCGGACGAGTGTTCTTTACTTCCACCGACCAAGACGGTAACTTCAGAGTTGGAGGTTTGTTTGCTATCGAACAATCTACAGGTGTTGCAACATTGAATGCTGATGCGTTTAATATTTCAGGACTACAAGAACTTAACTTAGGTAACGTTACACTAGGTGGAGGCTCAGCTACAGTTACTGAATTTAGTACAGATCCGTTCTTTACAGCAGATTCAGATAACATTGTACCGACACAGAGAGCGATAAAAGCATATATTGCTGCACAGATTGGTGGCGGCGGTGCATCGCTTAACGTGAACAGTGTCACAGCAGGTTCGATATTCATATCTAGCAATCAAATTTCCCATGTAACGGGCGGCACGATAAATATGGATGCAACATTTGAATTTAGAGGCGGTGTCATAGGATTGCCAATTGCCTTTAACTACTTTTTAACATAAATACATTGGAGAAATAAATTATGGCAACAGGAAGACTAGGAGCACAAGCATTATCATCAGGAGTTGAAACTTCTGTGTATCAGTGCCCAACTAGCACATTTACTGTATTATCACTAAACGTGTGTAATAGAGGAAGCACAGCTGCGACTATAAGAATTGCAATTAGCACAGGAACATCACCTACAACTGCTGAATATATAGAATATGAAACAGAAATATTACCAAATGGTGTTCTAGAAAGAACTGGGTTAGTTCTTGATGCGGCAAAATATCTAATTGTACGAGCTAGCAGTAACGATGTAACAGCAGTTGCATACGGCATCGAAACATCGACAGCATAAGGAAAATATAATGGGTAGAAGTGTTCATACAGGTACAGTCGGCGGGGCAGGCGATCTTGGAAGTTTAAATATTGTTGATAATATTTTAACAACAAGAGAAACTGACCAACATTTAGATCTTGATCCTAACGGTGAAGGTAGTGTTCGGGTAGTTAACGATATTTCTGCTGGTAGCACGTCTACCGGGTCTCTTGTTGTAACAGGCGGCGTAGGGATTGGAGAAAATTTATGGGTCGGCGGCGATATTGAAGGAGCCGGTACCATAAACGGAGGTACATTCTAAGTGCCAGATATTAAACTTAGATCTAACAATACTCCAGGAGAAACTCCTACAGGTTTAGAACCTGGAGAATTGGCTATTAATACCAATGACGGAACATTGTTTATTGGAGATGCAGAAGGAAGCTCAGTCAAAATTGTAGGGACCGCCGGAAAATATCCTGCAAATAATGTATCTATTAATGGTGGATCTATTAATAACACTGCAATACAAACAAGTCCTAGTGTTGCTGCAACTAATTTACAAGTTGCTGGCGGTGAAACATTAACAGGTGTTACCTCTGATTTATCATCAACTAGTAATTCAACTGTTGCAACATCTGAAGCAGTACAAAATTATGTAAATTCTGCTTCAGGTGCTTTGAAAAACATTTATACATTTACTAGCCCAGGAACTTATACAAAAAGTGGATCAGATGTTACACAATTAAAAGTTATTGTGGTTGGCGGTGGTGGCGGTGGCCGAGGTTATGGCGAAAGCGGAGGTGCCGGCGGCTACGGCGAACGATGGATCGATGCTACTAGCATATCAACCGAAAGCGTGACCATTGGCGGCGGCGGTGGTGGTGGTGTATACTTCGGCAACTCGCCCGGCGGTGGTACCACAAGTTTTGGCGGATATGTAAGTGCTAGCGGTGGTTCTGGGGCAAACAACCAAGGAAGCCATATCGGAGGCCAGGGCGGCATTGGCAGTGATGGAAATTTAAATTTCTGGGGAGGCGGCGGTGTCGGACACCACAACTGTCACACTGCAAGTTATCACAATCCAGGACATGGAGGCAAAAGTTTCTTCGGTGGAGGACAAGCAGGACAACACTACACTCCAAGAACTTCTGCAGAAGCTGCTCCGGGAGCAGGCGGAACTGGTTCGAACTGGTACAATAATGGTGCAAACAATTACGATAGAGGCCACGACGGGCGTGGCGGTATATGTGTAGTATACGAGTACAAATAAATGCCAAATATTAAGATAAAAACATCAACCACAGGCGGATCAGTCCCTCCAGATGGTTCGTTATTGCAGGGAGAATTAGCTGCAAATTTAGCCGATGAAATCGTGTATGTAGGTGATGCTGACGGAGATCCTATTAAAATTGTCGATAGCTTTGGAAAACAGGACGATAATGCTGTAAACATCACAGGTGGCTCGATCGCAAATACTAGTGTAACTGCAACAAATGTTAACGCCAGTGGAATAGTATTAACCAATAGCGAAAGATTATACTACGACGAAGGCACACGAGCAGATTTATTTACCAGCAACTGGAATGATAGTTTTACTACCAATATGGCAGATTTTGGTGGACTAGGCGATGTCACAGCTCATGGTTGGCAAGCTGGACCTAGAAGTTATACTCTGTCTTTGTCAGGTCTTCCTGCTCACACACAAGTAAGATATCAAGTATATTGGCATTTAGTTGAATCTGTAGACAACGAACAAAATGCATTATATACCACCGACACAAACGGAGCAGAAGTTACAAGATTAACATTTACTAAAAATTATAGTATTATTCCGGCAATTTCTACTAGAGCTACAGGAACAACTGATAGTTGGCATGGCAATCGTTGGTATAGTTATTCTCCATGGAACGGATCACAAAACGGATCGTCTCAAGCCAACGGTGCAGGAAGCGGATATTTGATAATTGATACAGGATGGTACGATCATGCAGCCAGTTCATTTAGTGCAAGACATTATACTGCTGTAGAACAAGCTATTACAGACGAAGCAGTTTACTTAAGTCATGTAAAACTTTGGATCAGAGGACAGAGTCCATCTATTAGCAGTGTTGATACATCTTCATCTATAACTAAAACTACAACAGCATTGCCTACATCTGCAGCAGTAAAATCTTATATTGATTCAAATTTAAAGGGCATGGTTAAGAATGTTCTTGTATATGGCGGCGGATCACATACCTATAACAAATCCGGAAGCGATGTTAAAAAATTAAAGGTAGTTTGCGTTGGCGGTGGTGGTGGCGGCCGAGGCTACGGCGAAAGTGGTGGTGCTGGTGGCTATGCTGAAAAAATCATTGACGCAAGTAGCGTATCTAGTGTAAGCATCACAGTTGGTGGAGCCGGCGGTGGCGGCAACTATTTCGGTAACTCGCCAGCAGGTGGTACCACAAGTTTTGGCAGTTATGTAAGTGCTAGCGGTGGATTTGGAGCTAACAATCACGGTAGTCACATCGGCGGACATGGTGGAAACGGATCCGGAGGTCAGGTTAACAGTTATGGTGGTGGCGGAAAAGGTCACAATAATGGTGTAAATAACCCCAGTAACTCTGCTGTAGGTTGGGGAGGTCAAGCATACTATGGCGGCTCTAGAAACAGTCATCACAATAGTCCAAGACCAGGTGATCATGGTGCTCCAGGCGGTGGCGGCACTGGTTCCGTTGGAGGTAGTGGCGGAAGTGGTTCATCTGGAAGAGATGGCGTCTGTATAGTATATGAATTAAGGTAAAAAAATATGCCAAGTTTTAAATTTAGAAATTCAACAACTCCAACTTCGCAACCAGCGAATGGAACTTTAACTGAAGGTGAAATTTCTGTAAATATTGCAGATACTAGAGTATTTGAAGGCACAGCATCGAATACTACACAAAAAATTGTTGATACAGCAGCTGCTCAGGCAGCTAATAATGTTGAATTAACTGGCGGAAGCATCTCAGTTACCAATCTGGGAACTTCAAGTAGTAGTACAGTGGAAGCTTCTAGTATAACACTAGGCGGAACGGCTATTAATGAAATCTCTGGATATCCAGATAAATCTAGCAGTACAGGTGTCGTAACACAAGATGCAATTTTTGGAAGAGTTGAAGAAACCAGTAACAAATTAAAAAATATTTATACATTTACATCACCAGCCACATATACTAAAAGTGGATCAGATGTAAAACGACTACATATCTGTGTCTGCGGTGGCGGTGGTGGTGGCCGTGCATACGCTGAATGCGGCGGTGCCGGTGGCTATGCTGAACGAGTTATAGATGCTACAGGAATAACAACTGTGAGTGTAACTGTAGGCGGCGGCGGGAGCGGCGGATCATATTTTGGTTTTAGTCCAGGCGGAGGAACCACAAGTTTCGGTAGTTATGTAAGTGCTACTGGCGGAACAGGTGCAAATGCACACATTCAGCACTGTGGCGGATTAGGCGGTTTAGGCAGCGACGGTGATTTAAACACTCGTGGTGGCGGCGGTGGCGGCCACAACAATATGGATCAATATTCTAGTAGTTGTGCTCCTGGAGGCCAAGGCGGAATGAGCTTTTTTGGTGGCGGACAACCTGGGGCACACAGTAACGGAGCACAGCCGTCGGCTGTAGCAGCTTGGGGTGCTGGCGGTGTAGCTGTTAGTCCTAGTCATAACGGACAAGGTGGAAGAAATGGCAAAGGCGGTATTTGCATTGTATATGAGTATAAATAATATCACAAGGAACAAAAATGAAAAAAGCGTTAGTTGATAAAAGATTTTGGATGGTTGTACAGATACTCGATGAGAATGAATCTGAGTTCGAAGTCACCAAAGATTTTCTTTGGGTATCCTGCCCAGATAGATGTGAAACTGGTTGGGAATATGAGGAATCTACTGGTAATTTTATCGATCCCCATAGATTTAGCAGAGACGAATTTGGAAATCCTGTAGAACCATTCATGATGCAGCGTATGCGAGCATACCCTAGCACTGGTGATCAGCTAGATATGTTGTTTAAAGAAATTCGCGACACTGGTACAATTTCCAAAGATGGCGAATGGTATTCGTCGGTACAATGGGTTAAGGATAATGTCCCTAAACCAGGTGCTAAAGGCGATCCAGGAAATCACAGTGAATAATTACCATATACCAAAATTAATTATTACTCGATGACCTGTAGTAGGTCTAGTACTAGCGTGATATATAGAGCCGTCAAATAAGACGGCTCTTCCTTTTTTAGGTGTTACTCTGTTAATAATTTTTAAGTCTTCTTTTTTTACTTTATCCGGCGGAATATCTCGAAAAGTTTTATCAAAAAATACAGTATCACCGTCAGAATCTGTTACATAATATAGACAAACAAGATGAGCTACTTCCCTATCAACATGCGGATGATCAATACTGCTTTCCCTGTTAGCAAGAGGTATTGTTAAAAAACTTCGCATGCCTAATATTTCGTTTAATTTAAATCCAATCTTTTCGCATGCTAAATATGCAATTGGTAAAACTAATCCATATCCTGGACTAATGACGCCCCGTTCTCTGTCCCAAAATTTGTGAGCAAATGCTGGTTTTGCTTCAGGTAAATCAAATTCGTCAAGTGCCTGTGCATCGTATGTAACGTCTTGCATGTAATGCCAATTCACATTTTCGCTTAACATTTCTTTTTCGATTAAATCCTCATATTGTTTAGGAATAAAATCATCTAAAATTACAAAATCATCTATCATGGTGTTACCTTTAAATACAATCTCCGTTAAAACTAATTACAATTCTTGGTTTGTTGCTAAAATAATTGTCAGCATCATGAAGTATACAGCTGGGAAATAATATTAATCTCCCAGGAACAAATGATGCAGTAAATTTATCATCTGCAAACTCTAATCCTGATTTTCTTTCTATGTAATAAGGGAGATACCAACTATTCAATCCTTTAGAATTTTCGTCGCAATCAACATAAAAAATGCCACTCCATGTGGAATTATGATGATAGTGTGGACGATGAAATCCGTTTGTTCTAGTTATATGACACCAACTTTCTGTAATTGCAAATTTGTAGTTTGAATTATTTAATTGGTTTACTAAGGTTTCGGTTTCTTGTTGTATCCATAATTTTAATTCAACTAATTTTTGATTTTTTTCTAAAAAATCAAAAGAAGATTCCCATAACCCTTCTTTTGCATTAATTGCTATATTTGATTCTATGGTATTTGGTTTTTCATTTACTAGGCAAAAATCAATAATAGTTTCTTTATATTGATTAAATTCTTCCCAGTCTGAAATCAATAATGGAATTTTGCCTAGTTGTACTTCTTGTCTCATTCGTTTATATCTAAATCTTGCCTGTGTAGTTGATATTCTGGCGTATCTTTAATAAACTTACGCCAGCCAAATCTTGATAATTTTTTTAAATTTAATATGTTCTTCATTCTTTTTTGATCAGTCAAACTAAAGGATTTACTCAATCCATTTATATTTTCTCTCTTAAATGGTATTATTTGAACTAGAGGATCACCTAGTTTTATTAAAGTTTTTTTAGGTTTAAATAACATTAAATTAATTGGATTTTGATTTAAATTTACGTCAGTTTCTAATATAGCAGGAAGAGCTTGATAATTTACATTATTATGAAAAATAGGAATCCACATACAACTATAGTTTGATGCAGTATGAATGTGCCAGGGACTATTTAACTTTACGTCTAACCTTACTTCGAATTGATCACCTATAATTGATTGGAATTGATCTTGCGTATGTATTTCATGGCCGTAATCTGAATTACTATACTTCATAGTAATGCTATCATCTTGAAAATCTATTTCAATATCGCACCATGCTGGTAATATATAGCCTGTTGTTAATAAATTGTTTATAGCAGGACAATTTTTTGCTGTTAAATTTGAAAATATTTTATCAGTGTCAAACGGACAAATCTTTCCAGTTGGAAGATCTTTAAACGATTGAGGAATATATTCACTTGCTGGTAGTATTGGCGCATGTGTCCTAATTGCCCAATCATGACAAGAAAAAGTTATAATAGGTTGTTTTTTTGAAAAAAAACTAGTCATTATAAAATTTATTCTTTAAAAATTCATACAAAGTAGGAGCAGAATCTACAAAATCTTTTCGATTTTTCAACAGTAGATCCCATAAAGGAAAACAATTCTCCTGTAAATGATTTAAGTAATCATAACTATTGTGTCTAAAAAACTGTCTTTTTACATACGATTCATTCATCGGTAAAAAATTCATGCCTGCAGACACACACAGCATTCCGCCCATATCGTTACTGTAATTAGATTCTACATATCTTCTATAAATTAAATTATCAATTCCAAACGAACTGTAGATTCCAGTTTGCATAGTTTTTGGATAGTGTTTATTTCTTAAATGTTTCCAATATTCTGTGTCTTTTCTGTGACTTAATGCATAATGTAGTGCAACAAATTCAGCAAAAGCCTTAAAATCTCCTCTACAAGATTCATTAAATGCAAGTCTGTCAAATTCTGTAACTTCACCCCTACTTAAGGCTAAACATAAATTTAATAAAAACTCATGCACAGTGTATAGTCCGTTTGATTCTAAAGGTTCAATAAATCCAGCACTAAGCCCAATAGCACATACATTTTTATTATAAATTTGTTTATGTATTCCTACACGCATTTTAATATTTTTAAATTCTAAAGAATCGACTAACTCTTTAGATTTTTTATGCGGTCTGTTGTTAATTAAATAATTTTTAAATTGTGATAATGCCTCATCGTCGGAGATAAATTTATCACTATACACATATCCAGTTCCGATTCTGCTCCATAACGGAATGTTCCAAACCCAACCATTTTCTATAGCTGTACAATTTGTATAAGGTTCTAGTTCTTTTTCTTTATCTTCATATGGGATTCTTGTTGCCCACGCACTGTTATTAGGAAGGAGATCTTCATAGCTTTCAAATTCCGTTTGAAGAGTTTGTGCTAACAATAAAGATTTAAATCCAGTACAGTCTATAAACAGGTCCGCAAATACCTTTTCTCCGTTGTTTAACACAAGATAATCTATACCTTGATCTGATGATTGAATATCAGCCACTGTATCTTGAATTAATTTCACACCACGAGGAATAGCATAGTTATTTTTTAACCAGTGTCCAAATTTTGTAGCATCAAAATGATATGCTACATCTCTATCAAAACACCAACCTGCTAGTTCATTGTTTTTGTTATCGATGATTTTATTTTGTTCAGATAGTGTAACTGCTGGAAAAAATGTTTCTGCAAAATTGGAATTGTCTAGATTAGAATCTAATGATTTTCTTATAAACCAATCAGACACGCCATTTGGAAAATGCACATTGTCAAAACTTGGATTCCCAAAAGGATAGTGAAATCCTCCACTATTTTCTTTATAAAAATCTGTAAATTTAATACTTAACTTATAACTTGCATCGCAGTGAGACATCCAGTCTTCATCTTTAATATCTAATGAATGTAACCATTCGTTGATTTGACCAATAGTGCTTTCGCCAACGCCTACAATAGGAACATCTGGACTTTCTATAACAGTAATAGATTTATCTGGAAAATTTTTGATCAAAGTAGCCGCACTCATCCATCCAGCACTGCCGCCACCTACTACAACAATGTTATCAATGTTCATTTAGATTCCTTTTTTGCTTTATGTAATTATCAGATTAATCTTTTAGAAATAGGTTTCCTGAAATAGAAATTCTGTTTTTATCGGATGTAAAAAATGGATAGACTAAGTGCTTTATTTTAGAAGGGAAAAAAATAACAGTTCCTTCATGACTCGTTTCTGGAAAAAATGGCAGAGATTGTATATCTCCTAAAATATTTGTAAAAACGAAATTAAAACTAGTTGCTACAGGGTTATTAGAAACAGATACATGTGATTGTTCCATTTCTTCTGATAAATCATAAGGAATATCAATCCACGAAACAAAACTGAATACTCCTCGATGATCATGTAACGGATTATACTCATGTTTTTTTTGAAAATTAATCCAAATTTTTTCTAAACAAAATGATAAAGGCTTTTCAAAAGAATGATTTTGATATATTTCTTGATCGTAGTTCCACGATGTTATATATTGAACAGCCATCTCTAACAAATACGGCTCAATATTTTTTTGTGATTTTTCTAAATATACTTGAGTTTCGAGATGTCCTGCTAAATTTTTAAAAATTTTTTCTTTTTTATCGATGTTTTTTTTAATATGTTGAATTTCTTCTTTAAGGATAGACACTGTATCTTCTGGAAATTTTGATATAGAATATCCATAGTTAGGAAAATTTTTTTGCTCTATCAAAAAATCATTATTCATTGTCGAAACTTATTTTAGTGAAAGCATTCCGAGACTTTAACATCTCTAATGATTCTCTATGGGTGTACAATGTTTGTTCTTGAGTATATTTTTTAAGATCTTCATGACTAGCATTCGATGCGTAAATTATATCGTTGTTTAAAAGATTGAATGTAGATTTTAATTTAGTTCTATCGAACATGTTTAGACCATGCATAACCATAATCCAATTAATTTGTTTAAATAATAACCATGGTTCAGGAAAGAATATTGGACTAGGCATTGTGCTTTTAAACAAATCTAAGGTCTCTTTGTTAAACTCTGTTAGTTTTAAATCTTTACAAGATTTCCAAAAATCTGTGTCTCTTCTTTTGGTAATGTAATGTATCTGTACAAAATCTATAATATTTTTTGATACTTTATCAAATTCTTTATTATATGTTTCGACAGTTTTTAAATTATTTCGGTCATAAGTTAAGATATGATTCGCTAAACTTATTGCTTGAACAATAGATGTTCCTATACTGCTTGCTTCTAAAGGCTCAACAAAACTTCCAGAAAGTCCTACAGATACACAATTTTTAACCCAAAATTTATCTACATACCCTGCTGTAAATTTAATTTTCTTTCCTATCTCTATAGGATCTGCAAACACAGATTGTGCTTCGGCTATTGCTTGATCTTCTGTAATAAAATTATCATTATAAACATATCCGTTTCCATAACGATTCTGAGTAGGAATTCTCCACATCCATCCTGAACTCATAGCAGTGCTAATTGTATGGCTTGGAATTTCTTCAGTTTTCTCTGTAGGAAATGCAATTGCACTATTCATAGGAAGATACTCGCCACAATCTATCCATTTAACTCCTAATTTTGAGGAAATAACTCGTTTAAATCCGCTACAATCTATATATAAATCTGAACTAAATTCTCTACCATCATTGCTAATAATTTTATCTACAAAACCATCATTATCAATTACTACATTTTCAATGACAGCATCGATAATTTTTATGTTTTTTTCTTTACATTTCTTAATTAGAAATTCATTCAATTTATGTGTATTAAAATGAAATTGATATACTGACGATTCTAATGGTTCTAAATGCAGAGATTTGTGTATATTAACTGGTACTAAATCGTGATGTGTTTTTCCTTCAGATATTAATCCTTGATAAGATAACGGAAATCCACTTCTACTAGGTTTTGTATAAGCATCATGTATACTGTGCATATAATAATCATTGTCGCCGTTCCAATTTACAAATTTAATGCCTGTTTTATATGTTGCATCTGTTTCATTAACTAATTCATTTACAGAGATACCGCATATAGACATGAATTCAGACCAATGCTCTGTACTACCTTCTCCAACACCTATAATACCTATATCGGAAGATTTAACTATAGTTACATCTAATTTTTGATATAGAGATTTTAGTATTAGTGCAGATACAAGTCCAGCCGTTCCTCCGCCTAACACTAATGCAGATTTAATCATAAAGTTTCTTCCAATGTGTGTAATCTAAACAGTTATTTGCAACGGTGTTTGCAATAACATTTAATCTTTCATACTCTTCTTTTACATATTTTAATATGTTAGAATTTTTATTATTTAATAATTTAATTAGTTGTTTATTATTTGTTAAACTATAGTGTTGTATTAAAACAGAATAATTTTCTAAAGAATATGTTGACATATTTATTTTATCAAAATAACTATTTTTCCAATTTTCTAGCTTTTCTTGTAATGAATCAGTTTTAACATATTCACCATGTTGATGTGCTTTCCAAAAATCTGTATCATTTCTTTTACATTGATAGTGAGTTAAAATAAAATCTATAGTATCGTCTAAAAGTTTTTGGTATTCTGCATTGTATACTTTTCTACAATTTTCTGAGAACATGTTAAGATCCCAGTGTTCAGACAACAATTTCAATTGTAGAGCAATTAATGTATGTCCCGGGGATCCTAATGGTTCTAAAAATCCACTGCTTAATCCAATTGCCAAAACATTGTTAACCCACGGAGTTTCAGTTACTGAATTCTCCCAAGTTAGTTTAGCTATTGGTTCTATTTCTTTTCCTATTGCAATTTCAATTTCTTTTTTAATATCGTCGGGAGATGCAAAATTATTATCATAAACATAGCCGTTTCCGCTTCTTCCTGATAAACTAACATTAAATCTCCATCCATTGTTCATAGAAGTAATTTCTGTATACGGATAATGATCCGAATCGTCCCACCAAGCTAATACTGAATTAGTAGGTATATACCTTTCATAATTTTTAAACTCTACACCCAAAGATTTTCTTAAGATTTTTTGTTGGAAACCAGTACAATCAAAATAAAAATCGTATGTTTTAGAAAAATTTTCAAAATTTAACTTAGATATACCAAATTTATCAAATTCACATGATAATAGTTTTGATTCAAGTAATTTTATTTCTCTATTCAAACCTTCTGTTTTAAAAAAATCTGCATTTTTTCTACTATCAAAATGATACATTGGGCTAACAGCTAAGGAATCAGCAGTAAGTGGAGTTAAATTTCTCTCTATTAAAATTCCAGAGATTGCGGTTTTATATATAGGAAGTTCTAATGCAATCATTCCTTTTAAAAAATCGTTATTATCGCCTAATTCGGGATGATCAAAAAGCCATTTATTAAGATAGGTTGAAAACTGTGGTTGAATATAAAAATCGTTATTTCCATTCCAATTAATAAATTTTCCACCTAATTTGGGAATAGCTTTAACATACGAAATCCATTTTAAAAAATCTATACCGAGAAATTCTAACAAATTTACAAACGGCGAAGTACAACTTTCTCCCGCGATTATTGGAAGAGAATCCGGGTCTTCAATTACGGTAATATCTAAATTTGGATAGTTTTTCTGCAAAAAAAGAGCTGTAAGCCAGCCTGCACTTCCGCCGCCGACAACTGCTACATTTTTTATTACTTCATCCATTTTTTTGGTCTTAATTTATTAAAGGTATTATGAATTTTCCAACTTAATCTAGGCATATAATGCTTTAAAGTTAAGCAACTATTAACTGCATGTTCTAATTCATTAGTTCTTTCAATCTTTTTTAACAAAAATTTATCATTTAAATTTTCTGATCTAAATTTAACATATGCAATCGGTCGTCCTCTTTTTATTTTAACTTTATCCTCTAACATTTCAAAAGTTGTTACAATAGGCCTCTGCCAAGAATAAATGTTAAATGAGCCAGGAACTAATCTCCAACTATTGTCTATATCATTAAAAGGAGGAATTAATTCTAAAAATACAGGTTTATCACTGGTAAAAACAAAACTATTGCTTAATGCAACAATTGGTCTTGCTTGCTCGGGATCGAAATCCTGCCAATGAACTCTTATAAAAGATTCTGACGATTCAAATGGAAGATTGCTGCTTAGTACTTTGTTAGCTTTATCCCATGTTAACTCTATATCTATAGAATTTCTAATTACATATATTTCTTTTACATACTGCGTGAAAGCTGGACATTTATGATATCTAGACGACGAATTATCCCAAGTATCTAATCTTTCTAATTCAAAATGAGCAAGATCAAACCATCCAAAATAATTTAAAGCAGTATTAGTGGTATTTTGATTTTTTTCTTGCCAAGGACAATATCCTATTTTAGTTCTCATAATTTGCAGACCAAAAACCTAACGGACACATCATACCTTTTTGACGAAGTTTTCCAGTAAGAGGCTCACCATTAACCTGACAGATATCTTCTCCAGGTTTTTTTGCATAGCAATCGTTGCAAATTTTTTCTCGTTGCTCGAATACTTCTTGTTTAACTAACAAAAGTCTTTCGTCAAAATGCGTTAATCTAGGTTTTTCTTTCATTGGTTAAGTTCCTTTTTAAATCTTCAATGATAAATTCTTGAGTTAAAATTTTATTCTGAAGATGTTCAACTTCGCTGGATACATGTTTATGCAAACTAGTATCGGGATAATCGGTGTTGGATTTTAAATATTTTCCAGAATATTTTATGTTAAAAGACATTACAATTCTATTTGTATCAGAACAATTTTCTTCTGTACGATGTCTAATCCATCCAGGAAATAATAATAAATCACCAGATTTTACAGAAATTGTGGTTTCAATTTTTTGTTCAATAGGAACAGAATACGGAATATGTGTAATTCCATATTCCATCGGATTAGTAAAAACAATACCTCCGCTGTTTTTGTCAGCTCGAACATACAGTGTTGCCACCATTGGCATTAAACTATGTGAATGCAATACCGTAAATCCTTCATTGCCGTGGATATTGGCCCAACATTCGTCGATTTCTGGAGAAAGTCTAGAATCAATATCTAGAATCTTCCAATATAGATTTGCATGATTTATAACTTGTTCAGATATCTTTTTAGAAAAAGGTTCTAAGTGTAGACTTGAATTATACCCATATGTACTTTTTGCGTTTTGTTTTTCTAATGGCGATTCTACATTATTAAATTTATTAAATTCAGACAGTAAATGAGACTCTATTGATGATAAATCAATATTGTCTTTTAAGTTTATTAAATAAATTGGTAAAGAAAATAAATTATGAATCATTATCTTTAATTTCTAATACATCCGGGTTCTGTTCTAAATACCACTTTTTATTTACAAATGTTTTATAAGATATGTAGTGTCTTAATTTTTTACATTCTCGATTAGGAGCCAATCCTCTATGAGGAATATTACTATCAAAAACTAAACAGGTATTTGGCATTGGGTAGTATGTGGCAATAACATTCCCGTAATCGTCAAAAAATTGAAATTCACCTCCCCATTCTGGATTCCATTCTTTATTAGGGAAGAAACATAAGGTCATAAATCCGTCACCCATTTCGTTAAATTCAACATCTTTATCAGTATGAACACCGCCGTCTAATCCAAAAGTTTTTCCACCTGCAATGGCTGAATATAGTTTAAAACTATATTTCTCTGTTTCCGGAGCAGTTTCATTTAATTTTTCTAAGATGTCATAAAAAATTCGTTCGCTTGCCCACGGTGTCAAAGTTAAATCAGCCATCCAAAATACATTAGAATCTTCATCCCAAAGATCCGGATTTGTAACTCTCCCAAATTGCCAAATTGGTTTTTCTAACTCGCTACAAGCATTTGCAAAAATATCTTCTCTTACTACATTGTCAAGAAAATAAATTTCTCTAGGTCGACTCATTCTAATCTCCTTGTTCCTTGACGATATTTATTAGTTTTTCAGGGTCTTCACGCCAGTCATGATCAGACCAATTTGAAAAATTCCATTTTTCTGCTTCTGCATTCGACAATAACTCTTCGTGCTCATCAAATTTATTATTGTCATATTCCCCATTTTTTCTTACATAATGAAAAAATGTTTGATGTTGAAAGTCTTGCCCTAGCATTGGGTGTCTCATATGCGAAGCCAGTGATCCTTGATATACCAATGCATCACCTATGTCTAAAATAATTTCTTCAAATTCGTAATTATTTTTTTGAATATATATAGGCCATATAAATTTTTCATAGTCTAAAGTAATTGTTAAACTTATTTCTGCACCAGGCCTATCTAAATGCGGAGGCATAAATTCTTTTTCTTGATAAATTCTAGCATAGGTATAACTTGGCCAAATATCTTCCTCGATCTCTTTTTCAACTTTGGAGCGATATATTTCTAATTCGTCATTAAAAATTCCGTAGAATGCTGGACTTTTTGGACATAACGGATCAGGAGCACGATATATTCCTTTTAATAGAAGACTTTCTAATTTTCTAGCCATTAAATCACAATCTTCTTTAGGAATAAAATTTCTTATAATTTTGTAAAGTTCCTTCATCGTTCTATCCTTACATTAAATGTAACGCTTATTCTTTCATTGTCTGTTGTATTATGATAAACAGCATGTTCTAAAAATCCAGGAAATAATATTAACTTGCCTACTTCTGGTTTATAAAAAATACTTGAATCTATTTTTGATGTTAATACATGAAATCTATTAACCAAAGATGGATTTTTTAGTACTAGATCTCCGTCATCACCGCAAGTTTGATAATAATATACTCCGGAGAGATCGAAATCGTCATGGATGTGAAAATGCTGGAAATCTAATTTTTTAGAAATATTAATCCAGGATTCTTTGATATAAAAATTATTTGTTATGTTATATGCCTGTAAAAAATTTTTACAATGAGTTTTTATAATATCATTAAACTTCGGAGTAGATAATAAAATTTGATCATACTCTCCATATTTAAAAGTTGTAGATACTGTATCTCCCCAAGGATTTAATAATTTGTGTTCATTTAAATGTTTTAAATAGTTAAATATTTCTGTTTGAGAAACTAGTAGATCATCGTCTTTTAAAAGATCATAGTAAATTGGAGTAGGAAAAAAATATTCAACTGGCATTATTTTTTCTCTATAGCCAAGTTAAATGGAATACTTATTTTTAAATAATTTTTCTTGTGAGCATTATATCCATGAAATACACTAGATTTGAACATAATTAATCTACCTGGCTTGCAATCATATTTGACTAAATCTAGATTCAATAAATTAGCTTGCGGTGCTTTAACTGGTTCGTAATAATCTCTATATGGAGATCCTATTTCTAAAAATGATCCTTCTGGAGCATCAATATAAAAAACACCGCTTAATGCTGCCCTTCCGATAGTATTATGAGTATGTAACGCATGATAATCATTTTCTGATATAAAATTAATCCATAAATTAGTAAATAAAAAATCTTTTTTATCTAGTAAGCCATATCCTAAAGATTCTGCAAAACAAACAGCATGGCTTAAAATCATTTCTTTGATACTATTAAACTGTGTGTTTTTATATAGATGACCGTATTCTTCATGCCAGAATGTTGTGTCTAATCTACTTTCTCCGAAGGGATGCGGATCGTGGTATGTTTTTAACATAATGTCGTGACATGTGTCTTTATACGATATTAATTCATCTACTAAGTTGTCATCGGAATAATATATTGATGTAGGAAACCATGTATCAATCATTTTATTTAAATCTCGGACCGTTAATCCAAGATACTAGACTTTTTCTAGTACCTTTTGTAACAGGAGTTACTTCATGTATTACAAAACTGGGAAATATAATCATGGTTCCTTTTTCTTTAGGTGCAATTACTGGTTCATAAATTGTATTTCTATAAAAGTGTAATTCTCCACCTTGATATTCGTCAGGGTCAGATAATTGAATACTTATACTTAATTTACGAAATAAATTTACATCATATCCATCGTCGCTGTGTGCTTTATACCTGCCTTGATTTTCATCTTTATATTCAGCATACTGCATGATTTCTAAGTCCAATATATGAAATTTATAGAATTGGTCATTTAATGCTGATGCGATATTAGAAATTTTTTCATAAATTTGTGTAGATTCGTCAGTAACTGGAATCCAAGTTATATCGCTTTCTCTATAATTTTCATCTATTATTCCTTTATCTAATTCACCTTTTCCTGATTTTTGATCTTTACATAGAGATTCAACTAATATTAATTCTTCATCTGTAAAAATATTTTTTGCATACGCAAATGGTTCGTGTGTATAATGTTGATCTTTAATTAACCAAGTCATAATTTGTACCTATTGTATCAAAACTAATAATATATCTTAAATCCGCTGTGTTATTAACAGTGTAATGCATTAACCAACTCGGAAAAATTATCAACATGCCTTCAACAACACCAAGTTCAAAGTTTTGTCTATTGTATTCTGTTTGAAATTCGCTTATTTCATTAACTTTAAAAGGATTACATGGATTATCCACAGCAAATACTCCACCATCGCCATATATTTTAGGATAAAAAACACCACTAATAAGACTCATTTCGTGTCTATGTGATCGAATATGCCCAGCTTTTCGATATACATTACACCAACTATATGAAATTTTACATGATAATAATCCTGTAGTACTAGTATAATCATCTATACATTTTTGAATACACCCTTGTAGATTAGGTAATTTTTTTAAAAAAAAGTTAGATTTGCTTCTATCACCGTTTTCTATTAATCCATTTTTAATTTTAGATTCATTATCTATAAGGGCAGGTATCTTAGTAAATTCTTCAGTGTTATAATCATGTAAGTCGTATGTCTTTACTAAAACTGGAAATAAACTATGATTTATTTTTGAAAAATTATCCATAGTCATATTTATAGAAGAACGGATAACCTATAAAATTTTAATAAATACTAACAAATGGCAAGGACTTATATCAGTGGCTAATTTTCCCATAATAAATAATTTAAGAATTGTCCCTAGAGATTCAGAATTTCTTGATCGAAAATTAGGATCTAGAGGCGAAATTTACTTTGATAAAGATACAAAAACACTAAGAATCTACGACGGATTAACCGCTGGCGGCATTCCTTTATCTAAAGCCGATTTAACTAATGTTCAGGTAAACGATTTTGTAGATCTTCTCCATAGATCTAATACAGCAATTGTAGAATATGTTGTAACTGTAGGCGGAGCTCAAGGAGCTGATACAGGAAATAAATATTTTCTAAACGATGCATATCGTCCGGAACTTGATTTTGTTATTGGTTATACTTATATTTTCAATCAAAACGATCAAACAAACGTATACTATCCGAACGACGACGGCGGAACAATTAATCAACATCCTCTAAATTTTTCATCAAATGATCCTAATGGTGAATTAGGATCCGGAACTACTTATACTGACGGAGTAGTTTATAAACTAGACGATATCGTTGTAACCAAAGCTCAATACTGGAGTGGATTTTCATCCGCAACAACTAGAGAAGTTAGAATAACAATTACCAAAGACACACCTTCGGTATTATATTATTGGTGTCAAAATCACTTAAACATGGGACATGATATTGCTGTTTCAAATCCAGGCAGCGGAAGCGGAGGGAACAGTTTTTCTATAGTTAGAGTTCCAGAACAAACAGATATAGTTGCTGAATCAAGTCAAGATTTTATAACATTCATTGGAACAAATGGAATAGATATTACCACTAACTCTGCCACTGACACTGTAACTTTTAATAGTACCGGAATCTTAGATCTAATCAGTGCTAACGATGGTTTATCGATATCGGGAGATTCGTCCGGCACTTATACTATTGCAAACACTGGAGTTTTATCTTTAGAAGCAGGATCTGGAATTGATATTTTAGATGATTCTAGTGGCGGCTATACAATAACCGCGGCAGTTACAGACTTCAAGAGTATTGCGGTCGCAGGACAGACTACTATCTCTGCTACACAAATCGACGATACTTTAACATTTAGTGGTGTGAATTTAACCATTACCACAGACGAAGAATCAAAATCTATAATATTTACCGCTCCTCAATCAGTTACAACAGCGTTTAAAACCATATCAGTGTCAGGTCAGTCTGATGTTATTGCCGATTCAGCTGAAGATGTATTGCAATTAGTGGCTGGCCCAAACATTTCAATTACAACAAGTGCCGGCGGTGATTCTATAACAATTTCAGGAACCGCTGGAGATGGAGAAGCAAGCGGAGTAAGCACAGGTGAAGCAAATCGATTAGCATATTATTCGACTACTGGACAAGTTATTCAAGATACCGGAGCTCAATTAACTTGGGATGGAACAATTCTTAGTTTAAACGGAAGTCCAGTTGTTACACAAGCAACTGAATCTAAAACAGAAATATTTATTGCAGCTGATGATTCTACTATTAGAGTTGTACGTGATCAAGAAAGTATTAAGTTTATAGGCGGAACTGGAATATCTACAGCAAGCGATATTGACGGTAATATTACTATCGCAAACGACTCCCCAAATGTAGATCAAAATGTGTTTACATCGATTGCAGTTGCCGGACAAACAAATATTACAGCCGATAGCACAACAGATACTCTTACATTAGTTGCCGGCTCCAATATAACAATCACTACAGATCCAGATACTGATTCACTTACGATTGCTGCCTCTGGCGGAGGAGTTTCGTCTGATAGCTTCGCAACTATATCTATTGCCGGACAGGATGATGTCGTAGCAGACTCGTCATCGGATACTTTAACACTAGTAGCAGGTCTAGGAATATCACTTACTAGCGATGCTTCGACTGATAGCATCACAATTGCTAGTTCTAGTGCTAGCCAAAATTTATTCGAAACAGTATCTGCAGACGCTGGATCGACTACTGCTAATACCGCAACAGATACTTTAAGTATAAGAGGCGGCACTGACATTTCTACATCTATTACAGGTGATATTTTAACTATTAATTATTCAGGAACGGCTGCTGAAAATTTTGACGATTTAACAGATGTTTCAGACGCCGGATTAACCGTTGATAAAATATATCTTCCTGCAATTACCATGCTAGAAGTTACAAATATCGGAGCAAGCTCGTATAGATTTGACCAATACGGAACTACAGATAATCCAACAATATATGCTATAAATGGCACAACTATTGCATTTCATCTAAATGTCATTGGCCACCCATTTTTAATACAAGATAGTACAGGTACAAATTATGACACCGGTCTAATACACGTTGGCATTGACGGAACTGTGAGCACCGGATCGTCGGCTCAAGGAAAAACCAGCGGAACGCTGTATTGGAAAATACCGACAGCTATTAGTTCCCCACCTGGATATAGATATCAATGTAGTATACATACAGCTATGGTAGGATCTATTACCATTAAAAACTTTGGATCTATTTAATACTGTTTTTGTAATCTTTTATAATTTTATGTATGTTAGATCTAATATTAGACAGTTCTTGCCGAGATTCACCAACTAAATCGGGCATTATATGTTGTGTGGCTAACTTTGCATGTTCGATATCAATTTTTTTTACTATTCCCAATAGTTGTTCCAGCAGGTTTTCTAACTCTGCTTTTGCTCGCATATTTTCCATTGATTCGGCAACGGTCTTCCATTCATTATATTCTTTTTGAAACTTTTCACTCTTTTCAAGAGATACCATGTTCTAACTCCATAATTGTTTCTATCTTGGTTCTGATTAGAGTATTATTTAATGTGTTTTTTAATCCGTTGTGTAAATTTTTTGGCATTTTATTTAAACTACACCAGCATATTGTAGAACTTGCTGTTGATAAAAATTCTTCTTCCACTAAACAAACATATGTGCCATATTCAAATCCACGATCTTGACTCAAATACAATTCTATAGGAAGGATTTTACCACGGCTGTAACTGGTTAGCAGTTCTTCAGCATCGGCTAACAGTGTGCTAGTTCTTGGAAATGTGGGAACAGTCCACTTTTGATCTTCTAAAATCAGTAGTAGTCGTTCTGTAGATTTTGCTAGAAATAACAGTCCGGCTCTTTGTTGCATACTATTAGTTATTATGCGTTTACATCAAATCGCCAAAAACCTGGTGCATATTCGCCTTCGAAACTCTTAAGCCATTGCTCTCCGTCCCATTTGTATTGCACACCAGTGCGGAGATTTTGTATGTAAGACGGCGACGGTGCAGAACTTGGATTGAATATTTCTGTCCATTTTGCTCCATCCCATTCTACAATACTGTTGGCTACTAATCTATAACTTGTTTGTGTGCTTCCGTCTGTGCCTTTCCAACCTTCTGGACCGTCAACATTATCGATATCACCTATTGTTTCTAATAACAGATATCTAGTACCTACCGGAATATTACCTAATCCATTCCAGTTCTTAACAGGATTAAATGTAAGAGGATTAACAATAGCATCTATTGTGCCTCTTGCTTCTACACCTGTAACTGTGCTTGGTATTAGTGTATTTGTAGGTATTGTGTCTTCGTCGAATGTAACTACGAGTGTGTCTGGGTTTACAGGATTAATTGCATATGTACCTACCAAATCATATCCGTTAGGTTGTGTAAAATATATGTTACTTCCCGGCCTGATTCCACCTTTGATATTTAGAATTGATTCCCAGTTAACTTCGTCGCCTATTTTTGTTTCTAATCCTAGTTCTGTTGCTCGTTGAACAATATCTGTTTTATCTAACAGTGTAATATTATAGTCGTACGGTTGACCGTTATTGGATTTAAGCAATAATACACCATAATCAAATCCAGGTGTAACAACCTGTGCGTCACCGTTCTGTTGATCGAACACAATGTTTTCTAAATTCTGTATGTCACCTGATTCTGTAAAGATGTTAGAAATTATAGTTTGTACAATACCGAGACGTTTGACTTTTGCAGGAGGC